ATTTTTCGGCATATTGATCTTGATGTTTTTTAATGTTAAAGGTTCGGTGAACAAGTTTGAACTCCATTGCATGACGGCACTACACGCGCGAAAGGTTACACAGGAATTTGATCTGTCCGTCTAACGGCTTGCGTAACCCGCAATGGCGAGAACGCAAGCCACTAAAATTATTCAGAAACTACTTCACCTTCGGACACGTTGCCATTGTCGGGTTCACGCTTTGTTGGGTTGCGCTCACCGACTTCAAGCAAAAACTCTGAGCGAGTTTCAAGGCGCGGCTTGATAATTTTGCCAATCGTTGAAACCACACCACCTTCAAGTATCCATTCAAAGTGAGATAAGAATACATCTTCAAAAGTGAGTAGCCCATATTCAACGGCTACAAATTGAGCTTTGAGCCAATCATGCAGAGCGCGATAAGTAGCCCGCGCCATTTGTTCTTTACGATCACTCGCGCTTTTAGTGCCGCGTGAAGTTCGACGCTTTGGCTTTGGCGGTTCGGGGATGTGCATTGAAACTGAGACTGTGCGAAGATTGTTATTTATCATTTTCGCAAAGCGCACATTTATATCGCCGCTCTCAAAATCTTCTGAGAACTGGATACCACGAACGCCAAAGTTTATGAGCAACTTGCGGATTGCTTCTTGTGACCGTGCAATCGGGACGGCTGTTGTTTTATATGCGTTTGTCATGTGACCTCATTTTGCAAAGAGCAACCCAACGGCTTGCGTTAGCCGCGTGCGGGGCTAACCATAACATTCGATTTGGATGTTACCTTTTTGCGCCCAGCCTTCCGCACGTCGGCTGCACGCTTTGTTCGGCGGACTTTACGTTTTACGGGATTCATCGTTTGCAAATGACCATGAACAGCCGCCGCGCTCATGTTGCAAGCCCAATCAAAATGCTCAGGATTTACTAATTTACCGATAGAACAATTTTGAACCTCTTTACCGTCAACTGTGACAATAAAGATAAATTGCTCGGCTGTGCTATTTGTGAGAGTAACTTTTATTTCCATGCGACTTCCTTCTTCGACGTGTCCGCCGAACGGTTTGCGTAACCCGCAAGGGGCGGGCTACGATAAAGCCCCATGAGCGGTATCCGCTCCGAGGGTGGATAATGCCGCTAAAGGGGACGAATCCCCCTTGTCGGGTTCACGCGGTGTTAGGCTTCGTAAAGGGATTTCAACATCACTGTTTACTTCATTGCCCCAGACGTGCCAGCCCAAGCGGTGACGGCGTGCAAACATTTCGAGATACGGCGGCGGCGCAACCTGCTCTACAAGGTCTTGGAACGCTTCGGGCTTTTGGCTATGTTCGCCGCGCTTCCACTCGAACCAAGAAGTATTGATTTTGCCCTGCGTTCTTTTTCCGCGTGCATGGCTGTTTTCACCAATGCGCTGACCAACAATAACAAACTCTGTGGTTGTGGCAAACATACCGCCAAGCCCTGAACCCTGCGGAGGCTTGCACCATGTAAGCGTTTGACGCGGCACACATCGCCAAGCCCGAAGAACTTTGAAACCCTGCTCCAGATAGCGATTAGTAACCCAAAGGAAAATATAACCTTCGTGTTCAAGTAAATCGTAAATTGGCAAGGCGGCTATTCTTTCAAGTGTCATCGTCGGATAATCCAAAGGCTTACGCTCACCGTTATCGTTCCACGCTGGGAAACCTTCGGGATACTCCCAGGGCGGGTCAATCACAATCGTTCGATACTTTTGCATTAGAAGCCTAACGGTTGGCGTTACTGGCGGGGCGACCTACCAGAACGCTTGCCACTAATAGAACCTTTTTGAGCCGTGCGCTTCGCCCCGTCCAGTGCACGCTGTGTTCGGCGGCGTTTCTCGGTTGCCATAGCCTTGACTTGAGCGCGATTAGTGTCAAGACGCGCTTTCAACTCTATATTTTCTTGACGGAGTTGCAATAATTCAAACTCTAACTCTGTGAGTTGGTTTGCCGCCTTGCCAATTTGCGCATCTGAAAACAACGCCGCATCACCAAACTTCACAAGCAATCGAATTACCTCATCAAGATCGTTTTTCACTATTGCACCATATACGATTTTTCGGTGTTGGGTTTTACCGTGATTTCTTGGAAGCATAATACTTTCACCACAAACGCGAAAAAACTCTTTAATTTCAACATCTGTTTTCTTTTTTGGCATAAGTGCTCCTTTGCAAGATGCCGCCGAACGGCTTGCGTTACCTGCGCGGGCGGTACGCTGCACAGTCCTTTGTGTGACGATTCCAACCAACAGGGTCGATTTTCAAGCCACACGTACAAGCGTCAGGTGCACGCTTTGTTGGAGCGCAACTTTTGCAATAATCTTTGCCATTACGAAACACCCAACCATTTTCACGCGCTTCCCTTCGGGCTTGTGTAGCTGTGTGACTAGCAAATCCAGCCTCACCACACTCATCGCACCTTACCCAAACAGCTTTTTGAATACTCATTGTCGCTCCAACGGTTTGCGTTACCTGCGTTTGCCCGTTCCATTGCAGGCTTCGCAGTTTTCAGAATAAACACCGACACGAATAGAGCCTTTTCCATTGCACACAGGGCAAACGTCAGGTGCACGCTGTGTTCGGCGGCTCATACATTCTTCGCATGGCTCGACGTAGCAAGATAAGCCATGAACATCTGACCAAGTATTATTGACGATCAACGGACTATTACACTCCGAGCAACGCAACTCGACTTCGAGCTTCATCGTTGCGGCTTGAACAATTTTATTTTTGGACATGTTACTCCTTTGCAAGATGCCGCCGAACTCATGATTAAACAGCAACGTGCTGTTTAATAACGGACCTTCCACTGTCAAGCGGACTAACAACTCCGCTCCCCTTCATCGTCACGTGGGTATAGATCATTGTTGTTCTCACATCTTTATGTCCAAGCAACTCCTGTATAGTTCGGATGTTATAGCCAAGCTCTAAGAGCCTGGTAGCAAACGAATGACGAAACGTGTGCGGACCAACATGCTTATGGATGCGAGCCTTCTTAGCTGCCAACTTGACTGCCTTCTGTACACTCGTCTCGAAGACATGATGCCTGCGAATATGACCACTGTATGGATCTTTTGAAAACTGCCCGGCAGGGAAGACATATTGCCATTCCCAGGCAAACGGAGCATTTGGGTATTTTCGATCCAACGCAAATGGCAATTCCACTTCTCCACGACCGTCAGCAAGATCAATAGTGTGTTGAGCCTTGACCTTGGCAATGTGCAATATCAGTGCAGGCACCACTGACTCAGGTAGACACGTTACTCGGTCTCGATTGCTTTTTGTGTCACGCAGCGTGATCGTCCGGCTTTCAAAATCAACATCCTTCACACGTAGACGCAGACATTCCAGCAATCGCAACCCGGCGCCATACATCAACTGTCCCATAATGCGATACTGCCCGTTCAGTTGTTCGAGCAACCGTATTACTTCTTCGTGATTGAGCACAACCGGCAAATGCGTGGATTTTCTTGCACGAACAATATCTAGATCGCCTAATTCAATGCCATAGAGTTTATATAAAAACTGTAACGCTGCAATTGCCTGGTTTTGCGTTGTGAAACTTACATTTCGATCTACAGCGAGATAAGTGGCAAAGCGTTTCACGCCATCAATGCCAGCATCCCGTGGATGGACCGGTTTCACAAAACGAACATATTGTTTGACCCAGTGCAGATATGTTTTCTCAGTGCGATAAGCATAGTGCTTTGTGCGCAACGCATCGCGAAATGTTTCAAATAGATTCATTGTGCACTCTCCTTCGTGAAATCCAACTGCTTCAACTCTTCCACCTTCGCGCGCTTCAACTTCTGCCATTCCTTGCGTTCCTGCACACATACATCCAGACGATGATGGACCGTAGTGAATAACTCGCCATCAGCATCACGATAAAAATAGTGATGCTCTCCATAACCGGTCTGCTGGTTGCGTACTTCAAAAGATGCACTGTGCCCCTTCTGCAACGTTGCAGGGTCAAACTTTTCAAGCGCTTTTCTTGTCATCGCTATTCCTCCAACTTGTGACTGTTTTGGTTGTCATCCGATGCATCGCCCGGATGATCTTGATGATCCGTTTCTGTCCTGGGAACTCTTCCGGCTTCGGCTCACGCTTCGTCCGCGGACGTCTCGGCAGGAACAGCTTCGTGCGGATCTCTTCATTGCTCGGCTCGTGCCCTCTCCACAACAGCTCTGACACATAGTGCTGATTGATCTCCAGATGCGCTGCCAGTTTGCGATCGCTCCCGAACTGGCGCCAGGCATGGATCAAACGCCGCGGCGCGTTCGGGTGGAAAGGTCGTTCATTGTGCATCGTCGCCATAGTTACCATTGGGCTTCCTGTGGGCAAATAAGGCTATTTTCGAGTATCGGGCAGTGTGAGTAGAAGTAAATCACGGCGTAGCTCCTATGGGGTGATAAATCGCTTATCACCCCATGATTTCAAGCACCCGCGGAACCGGGCTCGATCTGGGCTCCGGAGACGATCTCCTGCACCGGGAACAGGCACTCCCCAGGGATATCCTGCTCATCGATTTGTGCCTGTGTGACAGGTATCCACAGCCCCGACCGGCGTGACAGCAAATGCACGATCTGCGATCCATCTGCCTTGCTCGTCGTGCGCGCCATCACGCCATACATGAACTGCTTTGCAATCAACATCTCGAATGTCATACCTTCCTCCGCACAAACTCCTGGATCACCTCGCACGCGCATTGGATGTGCAGCCGCATCTCTGCCCGATCACTGCCACGATGCGACCGCACCGGAAGCTCCCCTGCCCCGATCTTCTTCCCACAAAACGAGCACAGACAATTCGGGTCTCCAACTTTCGGCGAGTCCTTGAACCAGGTGATCTTCTCGCTCATGCCTGGTCGGAAGTGATACTGCGTGTTCACTTCACCACATCCCCTGCTTCGTTCACCAGCACGAGCGCGTCTTCCTGTATGGATACCTTGATGCGACCATGTTTCGGCGAGTGCATCCACGTGCCTGGCTCGATCGTCTTTTCGCTCAGACGTTTATTCAGCTCGAACCGGCTGATCTTCTCTCCGTCATCCAGCTCGATGGATCTCACATGCGGACCGCGCGTCGGCGCTGGCTTCGGTTCATTCACAGCCTCGGGTTTGGATCCGTTGCCATTGCCTTTCCAACCATCCTGCACCATCTTCGAACGTCTTTGCACGCGCTCGATGTTCCGCTTTACTCGCTTCTCTGCCTTGACCGTGTGATCGCCGAACAGCGCGCGCAGCGCAGCCAATAATGACGGGCTGTCATTTGTCACAACGAACTGCTTCTCGATCTCTGCATCCGCGCATTTCATCGTCGCGATCTGCTTCACAAGCACATCCAGTTCATCGTCATCTACCAACCCGGCTGGGATCAATACTTTGTCCATTGCTACTCCATTTCTTGTTTACCTGGTGATCCAGATCTTGATACAAGTTCACATCGATGAGACGAAAAGCCAAAGGCTCAGGATCAACGCGACAGCCAGGGAAGCACGCATCAACACTCTGAAGAACATATCCGTGCGCTCCTGGTCTCGTTTCCACTTCGCTTTCAGCACCTTGTAAGGGATATGCTTGATCGTCTGGTTCGGATCAAATAAGCTAAACATCACAGATCTCCTTTCAGCGCCAGCGCGCCGAAACCAAGTTTCTCCAGCACCTTCGGATCCACGTGGTCCCTGGACACCAGCGCTTCGAGCGTCCGCACATCGGCAGCCGATTGCGAGTAGAGCGAGAATGCATCATCGCGTCGTTTCTCGATCTGCTTCTTCACCTCGTGGATCTTCTTCAGGTTCGCTTTGAGCGCCTGCTCATATTGTTTGATCGAGTCCGGAAGCTCCTTCCCCACATATTTCCCTGGACCGTTGCCATCGAACTTGTACCAATAGGGTCCGTGCCCCTGCCCTTTCACACACTTGCAGCGCGGATTTCCACACTTCCGAAACTGCGGACGATAGACTGCGCCATTCACCTTCACGTCACTCATGGCAGCTCTTCCTCCCACTCGTCGATATGGATAGGATCGATTTCCGGCAGCGCACGCATCGATGTTGATTCGGCGATCGTATTACTCGCCAGGATCGGAACGCCATGCTGCATATCCATCCGTACCTGCACAGGATCAAGGTCAAAGCGCTTTGCGATCGTCGAAACGATGTCGTCAATTTGTCCCTTTGCTAAAACATCCACATCCAGCCAATAGACCAGGCGCTGTTCACCGTCGATACCTGCCATGCTGGGAATAATGTTCTTGATCGGGAGTTTCGCATCCGGAAACACATCGATCCACAATGCCCTGCGCGCCGGATCCTTGATCGTGACCGTCGTCGTCCAGCGATCTTTAGTGTTCATGGCGCAGCTCCTTCTTCAAACGCTTGATGTTCTTCTGCATCACACGCACCTTGTCCGACTCTCTGCGCGTCCGGCAGATCGCTTCACACGCACCAAGCACAAGGAGATCAGCAGTAGAACCATAGCTCAGCACAACGCTCTTGATCTCTGTCACCGGCATCCCCGCCAGTCGGTGAGCACGTCGCAGCACCGGCGATTGCCAGTCTGGAGATTGTTTGATCATCGCTGTCCTCGCTTTCCGCTTCCGTATGCTGCAAAATAAATCACGACGATGAAATAGACGATCCCTATGATAGAGATCAACAAGATGGCAGCATCGGCGCTCATTGCTCGCACTCACTCTCTGCCAGGTACCTGGCTTTCACATACCCGCTCAGATCGCCGGTCGAGATCTTCCACCATTCCGAATCGGACTGATCAGTCACGCTGACGATATCGCCGCTTTCCAACCAGGCGATGATCTGACTGTGCTCACTGGCGCCAGATCTCAAATTCAGCGACTTGCTCGCAGTCACCTGCGCGCAGCGCTCCCCTCTCCCGCTGGGAGAGGGCAAGGGTGAGGGAGAAATCTCCACCACCACCGTCTCTGTCTCTACCACCGCGGACGACGTCGGCTCCCCTGCCCCACTCTGAGCCACCATCGCGGTCTGTAAACATGCCAGGCTCATCAGCGCCAGGCATATCAAGATTGTTATCGTTGTTCGTTTCATGTTTCCTCCGCGTAGACCACGAACGAAACGGACACGCCGCTCATGATCTCCGTCAATAGTTTGTTCACCAGGTCAGATAACCGGTTCTGCAGCCAATCCCTGGCGTAGGCGTTACGAGCGCCGATGCTCAAAACGGATCCGTCGAAGTTCACCGGCTCCGCATCCTGCACCCAGGTATCGAACGAGGCGCGCGGCAAATGCATTCGCAGTTGATCGACAACAGACTCCCACACCTTGAGCGCCTTGGGATCGACTGAATTGTTTTTTGTCACAATGCTTTTCGCTGGCTCACCTTCCACCCTGGATTCAGATCTGTCTTCATGCGTTGCCAAATGGCGCTCGTATTCTGCGCGCAGCTTTCGAACCTCGCCACACTCGCACGTGTAATCGATCAAGCCGAATCGCTCTAGCCAATCTTCCGGCAGGATGTTGATCCAGGCATGCTGGTATTCCAGCGCTGGCATTTCGAAAGGAGCTGATGCCAGCTTTTTATATACATACGCTCCCGGAGATTGGATCCTGCCTTTTCTGCCACCATCTACCCACTGATCATAAGCACAGGCGAGCCAGGCAAAAACGTGCGTAGGCGAGAGTTTATCGATCGGCAGCTGAGATGCAACAACTCCAGGTCTCCCAAAAAGGTCTGATGTCTCAGCCAGTATCTTCGCTACCGAAGGGAGTTTCTCTTCTGGTCCAGCAGATTCGAGGATTCCTCGATTTTCGGTGCAGCTAGAAGAAACAGTAGTTAGATTAATTAAGCTATTAGCTTCTTCTTCTAGCTTAAGACAAGATTCGAGGATTCCTCGATTTTCCAATACAAGATTCGAGGAATCCTCGAATCTTGTTTCAGGAATCGAGGTAGCCTCGAATCTTCCGACAAGATTCGCGTTTTCCTCGATTCTTTGTCCATCGCTTTCCTGCTCTTCCCCACTTGGGAGCGCTGCCATCAGTGGAAGCTGTTTCGCGCCATCGGTGATCATCCATCCCCCCGTGACATGTGTCAGGAATTGGCACTCTGTAAGATATCCAAGTGCTTGAGTGACCGCATAGCTGCTGTATCCGGTCTGCTGGACCAGCCATTTGTGAGAAACTGGCTGGCCCGCCCAGTAGCACGCCAGCAAAACTGATATCGGCGCCCCTTTTAACTGTCGTAATAAACTAAGGGGATTATCAAAATGACTTTGCATTGATGCATGCTCCTTTGATGGTCCGGGGCGTTTTTTGCGCCCCGGACATGGTTTTGGTCATAGGGGTTCAATTTGTAACGGCACGTGCCGTTACAAATTCGTCATTTATGGGTATTCCAGGGCTCATCTGCAGCGCCTTCCTGCGTTCGCGCCAGGCATACAACCTGTGCGCATCACTGCAATATCTGGCGTGCTCAGGCTGGCTGGTCAGGAACTTCTCCTGGCACCATTCGCACTCGGTCTCTACCTTTCGTCGGCGTCGACCGTTGAATGCAAAGGGCGATCGAGCGCGCCCGTCGGACCGACCGTCTCCACTGACTGAAAGTGCTCGCAGAGATCTCCGCCGATCCAATCCTTGCCGTCCTGCAGGCAGGAGAGGCAGAACGCTCTCTTCCTCGTGCCATCCTTCTGGATAATGCTCTGCATCCACATGCCCTGGGTGAGCTTCCTCATTCGGGCTGAAAAGGGGCTTTCGGCTGTTGAGCCTCATCCTGTTTCGTGATCCAAATAGTGGGTTGTGCTTCAGGCGCGATGAGGGATGCAGTCGCCTGGTTCCTGGTCAGTTCAAACGGCGTCCCAGAAGCCGGCATCAGACCCAGATCGCGCTTCACCTGGCTTACGATATCGTTGTGAATGGTGAGCGCCAGTTCTGCCTTTTGCACCTCAAGCGTTGATGTAGCTTGTTTGATGGCTTCTGTCACGATCTCACCGCGTGCCACACCAACGTTGATCTTCTCGTGAATGTCAGGAGCTGCAGCGTGATGGAAGTAGAGCAGGGCAGCGTGGATCACTGTCACGATGATGAACCCGTAGGTCATCCACTGCGCGATCTGCTGCGGATCCGTCGCGGTCCCTGAAGAAAGGATCACTTCCGCGGCGACCATTCCCAATGTCCCGATGAACCCAGTTGCAAAACCGATGGCAGCCGCGGCATATTGACCGGTGGTCTCGCTCTTGAACACGAACGCGAGAGCCCAGCACATCGCGGCGATGTCGAACATCACCAAGCCCCAGATCTGGTTCATAAAGTTATTTGGGAACAACCGCTGCAGGGCGGAGTAGGTGAGTGACATCAACAACCCCAGGATCGCCACGCCGAACACGGCAAAGATGATCCCACTTGCTTGCGCTAAAACTTTTTTCATGATTGGTAACTCTCCTTTATCAAATGGCTGATTTCGACAGGGACCGGCTTGCCCTTTATTCGTTTGATCGCCCCGCATTTTTCCAGTCGCATGTAGTGGTACCTCACCACCGAAGTGGATCCGATCCCTGTGCGTTTTTGAACATCACGAATTGTTGGCGGGACTGTGAACTCCCGCCAACAATCTCGAATCGCCTGAAGAACACGATCTGTGTTTGTCATGATCCGCGGCTTTTCTTGTACTCCTCGTTGCGCTGGTTCTGTCGTTCGCGAAGATCACTCACTCCCTCACGCGCACTTCGTACACTTTCAACGCGCTCCCAATTTATCTTCGCGCCCTGTTGATTGGAAGATGGATTTCTTTCCCATCCTTCATCCGTCTCGATCCAATTCGGATTCGTGTTTGTGTCAGACATGGTAACTCTCCTTGTTTGGTAACTCTTTTATTTGGTAACTCTCGTTTTTTGTGTATAATATTGCTGGGCACGCCGGTCTGTTGGTAACTCTCCACGTGCCCAACCTGTCAGCGATGTTGCAACATCGCTGACTTTTTTTATCGATCATCGTTCAGGCATCACCTCCTTTCAAAAGCAGATTCCTATGCCTTCGTCGCCTTCGATGGCGCGAGGGGCAGGGGAGTGAAAACATCGTATTTGTAGAAAGCGCCATCGATCACGCGCGTTGCCTTCCTGGGATTGTCTTTATATTTCACATCGATGTAGATCTTCCCGTTCATGTCGATCGGAGTGCCAACAGCACGATGAATATCGATGATCGCTCTCATATCAGCGGAGAGCAGGGATACTTTCACCAGGACAAATGGAAATAATTCCTGATCGTCGCTCATGGTCTTACCATCGCTTCTCCGCCAATCTCCATCGCCACTGGGATCGGTCGATAGGGCTGCCATGCGCCATTCGCGCGGAACGAGTCCGAGCGAGCCCGCCCGTTCTCACGCAGTCTTTTCTGTGCCGCTTCGATGCTCCCATCGAAATACTTGTCTGCCAGTCCGTGTAATCCCAGATGCCCAAGATAGCTGTGATACACACGTCCTTGCATAGACTCTCCACAACGTGGACATTCATCCGGCGGCTTTCGCGCGATCACCGCTTGCCCGCCTTTACGTTGCCAATTTCTCTTGATCTTTTTCATTCTGGTAACTCTCCTTCAAATCGTTGTAGTAAAATGTGCGCCATTGCTGTCCTGCCTGGCTCTCTGTCGTAGGTCTGCTAGGGCAGGGCAGCGATAAAAATCGCTCGATGTTCTCAGCATCGAGCACACCACTGCAGCTCTGGGGGCATATCCAGCGCTGGTAATGCCGTTTGGATGTCCACATCACAGCTCATGTCACTGCCAAGGGACCCAATTTCCTGGTGGAGAAATCCACCCATTCCAGCAAAGGGAGATCAGTTATGAAAGACGAACAGTTGGAAAATTTCCTTGCATCGGCTCACGCGTATGCTGAGTCGACCAAACGCACCTATCGAGATGTCATCCCGGCAATTCTCGACCAGGTGGAGGATCCCGCCAGCCTCACGGCGGCGGAGTTAATTCGTTTGATAAAACAAAGCGGGTGGGGGAATGCGCGCCAGTGTGTAGCGCTGGCATCTGTCAAAAGATATCTAACCTGGACCTATGGTCAATCTCATCCGGCGAGATCTGCCAAGATAAAACGCCTTCAAGGAAAAGTGCAGCGTGCTCTCGACGAAGAGACCGCCATGAGGCTGCTTGCCTCGTTCGACACCTACATCCCGAAAGGTGCACGCGATCTGGCGATCTGCTCTCTCGCCCTGGATACCGGACTGCGCGAATCAGAACTATGCCGTCTGCAGCTCGCCGATACCGATCTGGATCGACGCACCCTACAGGTCATCGTCAAAGGTGGGCAGTGGAAGAGCGCCATCTTCGGGATTGGCACTGCTGGCAATATCGACCGCTGGCTGCACTACCGCCGCATTGCCGATGGTCAGGGCTATTTATTCACGCATATCAAAACCGGAAAAGGGCTCACGCCTGAAGGGCTGTACATGATCGTGAAACAGTGGGGGCGTAGTATCGGAATTGCCTTATCCCCGCACGATCTACGCCGCTCCATGGCGGTCATGGGCTGGCTCAATGGAGCATCTGACCGCACACTGATGGAAATGGGGAGGTGGGAATCTCCCGAAATGATCAAACGCTACACGCGCACACTCCGCCTCGAACAGGTCCGCCAATATCTGCCGGTTGACCGGCTGATCAGTGGACCAGACACCAAAAAGGGAAGTGGATAATGGGGGGTATAATAGACTTATCGAAGGAAGTTTGACTTGGGAACAGATCGTTCCCCTATCCTCGCGCTATATCACGCATGCTTCCCAAGCATGATATCGTGGGTTCGAGTCCCATCACCCGCTCTACTGGACAAAATAACTAAGTATTGAACTATTTAGTTGTTAAGGTACCGACTTACCTTACGTCCAGCCGTAGCTCGGGCGCCTGCTGACCAGAGCAGGCGCTCTGCTGTTTTAATCGGCTAGACAGCCTTCGACAGATCGTCACTTTCCAAGAGTTTCTTGACTCGTTCAAGCTCGCTCGCAGGAATCAAAATGGGTGAAGTCTTTCCAGGGAAAGGACCTTGCTTTATTCCTTTCACTTTTCCGGACTGCACCCATCGGGATACTGTGTTACGCGCCACTCCAATCTGAGCAGCAAATTCCTGGACTGTGACTGTTTCTTCTATCTTTGGCATATATCCATGTTATCCATCTTATCCAAAGCCGTCAAGGGTGGCTGCCCTACGCTTTCCTTAAATCTTGTTACATCGAGACGCAGATCCGGATCACAAGATACAAGACAAAAAACATCGAAGGGAGATATCCATGCCAAAAGTCCGCCTGGCACTGATCAGTGATGATGTTGATCCTGACGAAGAACGTGACACATATTCGATTATTCGAGTGTTTGATAAGAAGGTCGCAATTGGTTTCCCCGTAAAAGAAAGTTTTGTTGTCTCAACTTTTTGGGATGTCTCTGGAACTGAGACGTTTGATCAATCCCTTCTCGTCCTGGATGAAAGTCGTATTCTTGCCACAGCTGAACCACTTCGGGTGGTCCTTGGGAAGCCACAAGAAGTAACCTTCACTAGATTCAGAAATGTGATCTTTCATGTACCCGGAATCTATACGGTCTCCATTCTCGTCAATGGAGAGAGTGTCAAGAAGATTTCCTTCATCATCGAACAGTTGAATTTTCATAGCTAAGTATCACTCATTTTATACACACTCATCATCTTGTATTTCTTCCGGAAGATATCACACGACAAGAAATTGCCTTTGCACAAAATCTTGTATTGGTGGTAAATTCGGACGCGTGTCAACTCTTTTCCATCACTGGCAACTTTATAAACCCACGCTGCTTGCGACGTTGTTCGATAAACTCATCCACGTCGCTGCGTGGAATGCGCCAGGGCGAGTGAGCACGCATCGGGTTGATCCGGTGAGCATTGGGGAAATCACCAGCACGCAGCCAGTCATTCACGCAAGTCACTGTCACGCCCAACAGCTTTGCCACTTCGGGGGTCTTCAACAGCTCGATCTCTTCCATACAAAACAGTATATCTTAAAAGCCTGATTCATTAACAACCTTAAAAGATTGTGGAGTGTAGTCACCAGGGCACGTGTCCATGCACGCGCATCCTCGCCATCCCGTGTTCCCCGCCGCTTCTGTGCGCCCAGCCCTGTCCAGCCCCTGCCTGCCCCGGAACGCCGAACAGCAGCCACAGAACTCGATCAGCCTGAGTGACTACGCGCTTAACTGTCTCGAGAAAGAATTGAGGTATGATTCCGCCCATGGCAACAACCCGGAAGAGCAAAGTATCCACGATGGTGCTCGATGCCTATAAAGATATCGACGATGTCTATCGCGTCCGCACCCTGCGTGAGCAATCCATCATCGACGATATCCTGCGAGAAACAAGTAGGGATGAGTGGAAATTCGTTTCTTATGTCGATTGGACATCTGATGATCGAGCATCTAGCACAAGTTTCTCCACCCTGTTCATAAAAAAAGAAGAATAATAAATCTTGTCACGCCTGGCACTGCGGGCCACAAACAAGATTACCCGTTCTTGTCGACACCGGCGTCGCGGATCTTGCACAAGACATCTGCAGTCTGAAGATACGCCAGGCACGCATGCCCGAGCTTGCGCGCATCGAAGATCGTCATTGGCACCGAGATCTCTACAGCCGGTCTGCCGTTCGGCTTCACCACGCCGCCCTGATGAACTCCCGGTCCGTTCTGCACCTGGATCCACACCTGCCCGTCCTTCGTGCGCATCTTTACCACGCGCGAGATGATCAGATCTGCATTGGTCTTCCCACCGGCGAACGAGCTGTAATCCACCGGCTTACCATCTGCCAGGTCGTGCAGGATCACGCGCATCTCATCGACGTCCACAAAGGCATACGCCGTCTGTTTGGATCCATGTCCACGTTCGAACTCCCCCATAAAAAAGCGCAGCTTCCTGCGCTCGAGCGCGTCCTCGATGTGCAGGAAGCGCGTCCTGGTCAAAAACGAAAAGAGTCTATCTCGCTCTGGTTGATCGCTCATACTGTTATTCTACACTCCCCATTCATCCATCCGCCTTCAGCCTTCTGCATTCCGTTCATCCCCCGAAGATCACGATCAACAACGCCACAAAACCGCCCAGGCACACGGATATCCAGAAGATAAAAAAGAACTCCGTCCAAAAGGCACGACGTCGTGCACGTGCTCGCAGCTCTTCGATGCTCATGCTGATATCCGGAACACCTTCCTAAAAAATGATCGTCGCTGGTTTCTTACCGATATCCAGATTCTGAACGTACCCATCCCAGCGTATGGATACGCCAGAGTTATAGGACGCCATGCCGTATAGGTATCTGAATTTATTGGTACTAAAACCAGAGACCGAGAGAGAATCGACCAGGGTCGTGTGCGCTGCGTCGCTGTAAATATCAAGCGTCACTGCATCTCCCCCGGCAACACGTGAAAGCACGCAATAATAGATCGTGTTATCTGAGAGACCAACAGACGTATCTTGTGCGGTGGATCCGCGCGCCAGGTTCAATGTTGGCGGTGTAACGCTATAGGCATATATCCTGATGTCAGGCGTTGCCCATGCAGCCTGATCATTCACAGTCGTTTGCGTTATTCCCAAGCCTCCAATACCCTGATCGGCAGCGGTACTGCTGATATAGATCTCGAACGTGATCTTGAGACCGTCGAAATAATTAGCCCCAAAATCCCGATACACATAACAGTCTTCGTTGCGCAGCATGTTCGCCGCGGTGATCTTCGAGGCGATCACCGTGAGCTTTCCACCCGCATCCACTTCCGTGAATGTAGTGAAATCAATGATCGTCATGGCAGCCGCACTCCTACCAGAAGCTGATGACCCTTCGCGCCGGTCCCAACGGTATCCAGGTCGCAGAGCAGGATATCGCCGGTCTGCAGATCGTCGTTCGACGTGTTGATCACCGGAGGCGTGGCTGCCGTTCCCGATGTGTACTCGTTGGCGTCAATCGTCACGTTCGTGCTCAAAACATCCACCGCGGACCCTGAGCGCAGCCTGCGCAGGGCAAAGGTCGGCGTGCCGCTCGAAGAGACCGTTGTCACAGCTCCCAGCACGCTGACGACGTCGTATCCATTGAACGCTGAAGGGATCACCACATGCGCCTGTCCATCGCCGGTGGATGGCGTTGTATTCGAGTCAGCAACGGTCAAGGCGATATAGCGTGTTCCATAAACAGATCCTGCCAGTCCGTCCGGAGTGACTGCCTTGCTGGCTTCTGTGCCGGTGGAAGTTTCTGCGATCGATGCCAGCGTAATACCAACTGCATTGCTGTCGATCACCTTCCACACGCTCCCGCCGATCGGCAGCGCCAGGCACCATTCACCAGGCTCCAGCGTGGCGAATGTCGTCGCCGCCGAATCATCCTTCACGACCAGATTGTTCGATGCGCCGTTGTTGTAGATGATGTGCACATGATTGGTAACCGCTTCCGGAGGCAGCTTCACATCCCGGTTGGCGCCCGAGGCGGTCAGGAGCTGCATCTGGCAGTCTCCATCGGTCAGCGTCTTCGTTGCTGAGATCGTTTCCACATTGCGAAACTCCGCAGCCAATACTGCGGCGATCAACGTGTTAACGTCATCAGCCACGTGGTCGTCGACCAGGTCTGTTTTGAAAAAGCTGGATAAAGTCGTCATATCAGCACCATGCCTTGAACTTGCAGTACCACTCCAGGATCGGCAGCCAAAACAAGAAGAATATGATCATCAACAGCAAGCCGATGAAGATCAGGGAACGGAATGCAAACTCAGCTATCTTTTTTATTTTCATTCTACGAAAGCCTCCACCAGGATCCTTCCGCTGTTGTGATACGCCGTTCCGCCGCCGCCTTTGTATTGCATTTTGCAGGTGATCGTTCCAGCGGTCACGCCAGTCCGTTTGTACACATATCCATACGGAACATAGACGCCATTGGTTGTCCAGGGCTTCGTGTCATCGCCTAATGCGTCCGCCGTCCCGCCGATCACTCCCTGCACGGTCGTGCGATTGCCTTCTGTGCCACTTGCAAAATGCCCCTCTGCATGCATCCGGATCGTGCAGGTCTGCGTGATCACAACATCTACCGTTGCGCTTGTGATATCGGTGAACGTTGTGCCGGTCTTGCTGACTTCGGTGGACCATGAAACAGATCCTTCGGCGTGCAGCACGCCCTTGATCGCCGGTGAATGACTCCAGGATGGTACTCCCGAGGAAGGCATCAAGACCGTGGTGTTGTTCGCGCCGATCGCCAGCCGGCTGAGCGTGGTCCCGCCGGTGGCATAGGCGATATCACCGGCTGTCGTATACACCCAGATCGCGTTGAGATTGTCGCGCGTGTGAGTGTTGTATTGGGCAGCCGTGTAGGTAGCTCCTGTCACAGCCGTGAAAGCATTGTTAAAAGACATTGCGCTTTGCCTTTCCGTCTACGAGATCCTGCTTGAACTTTTTCACCGCGTTATCTTGTTCTTTGTGCAGATCTTCGATCGTTTGACGCGGCTCCCAACTGCGTGTGAGTGGGACCGTGATCGTTCTTGGAGCTGCTGGAAACATTTCGCCGCCCGGGTCTGGTGAAACAGTATCGATCTCCAGTTCCACATACACCATCGGCTTTGCCATTCCAGCGCGTTCCATATCGGTCAAGCCTGCCAGGTCATCCACCGGGCGCTCCAACAGCAAACGCTCGATCTCCAGGCGTTCCAGCGTGGCAGGGAAGATCACCGGTCGCGGCTTGTGATCGTTGGCACGGTTCCCACAGCTGAAGCAGAAGAACACCGGTTCATCCGGGTCCACAAAACAGGCGCCATTGCATTCACAGTCTGCGATCCATTGACCCTGCCAGATCCTGGCATACACAGGCAAGCCGGTTGGCTCTGCATCCAGCTCCTTGATCGTCACAGCGATCCCGCGTCCTCGATGCAATGCCTGCTGCTGTTTGCGGATGTAGGCGCGCGCAGATCCGCCATAGTCCTTTGCTGAAATGATCCGGTCAACACTTTTGAAATTCATCATTCACCTTTTAGTAGCCAAACACTGTATCCGTATCCCACACCGAGGCAGTGTCCCACTGCATAAAGTCGTCGGCTGAAACATAGGGTTCCAGGAATAAACGCGTCTGCACGTTCTGGCAGTTCTCGAACTGAGAGTCTGTCTGATGCTCGATCCCACCCACACGGAAACTCACGCCGGTCAGACCGATATAAGGCACGTCTGCTGTCACGATATCGAACAGCTCCGGAAGGAACTGCAGCGCTGGCTGGTTCTCCAGCTTTACGTTCGGCATTGGATGCAGCCCGCTGTAGAACGATCCCAGCACGTTCGAGATATCCACCGCCACGTTGATGTCCTGCTGCCACGGCAGATCGAGCACCAGCTCGCGCGGCTTCTGGACCGTCGAAATGTCGGAGGGATAGGTCACGTCTGAAACGTTCGGCTCATAGATCGCGTTGCCATCCAGCTCGACGCGGATGTACACCAGCCCAGCGCTGTTATTCACCACCTCCACCAATCCGCTATCGCCAAAATCGGTCAGGGTTGCCACGCAGCTCGAGGTCTGGTCGGTTCCCGAAAAGTCCGATTGCGTATTCGCCTGGAAGAGACTGATCACCACGTTTTGCGCCGGGACCGATTCGTTGTTGTATGTGTAGCTGGCAAAGAACTTTTGCGAGTTGGCAGCGCCAGGCAGCACATACGGCGTTCCGATCAGGGTATAGATCGTCGTCGTCGCGGATGCGGTCCGCGGATGTACTTTGACACGTGTGATGTTCCTGAGCAGGTCGTAAGGCTGTGGGTTCCCGATGTCCTTGCTCAAATAGGTCTGCTCGTAACTCGCCACGGCGCCGCTCACGCTGGAGCGCTTGATGAAACGCGCCCGCCCCTGCGCATCGGCAAAGAAGTATCCGAGGAATGACGTCGCCAGGTCTTCGATCTGGCTCATTGCCTGCTTTCCGCCCGATGCCCACCAATATGGGATCGTCTCTGTAGACACGTCCAGAGATCTATCCCAGGCTGCGGGCCAGCTGACGCTGTCCAGGATCATGCCAATGGCTTCATCCGGAGTGATGTCCTGCTGGATCGCCACGCGCGCGACCGTGTTGCGCAGCAGCTCCAATCCGTCGCTGATATGGATCATCACCTTGGCATCCTCGCCGTATCCTACGGGTACAACGTCGGTGATGGTCCCGCTGAATAACGGATAGATGGCATTGGTCTGATTCAGATCTCGCACGCGGATGCGCACGTTCTTGTCGTAGCCCACATTGGGATACAACGGGCTGGACGTGTTCCAGCCATCGAAGCGTCCATCTTCGTTGCGCAGCGCGATCACCGCTTTGCCCGTTGGGATGGATTCAAAACCCTGTCCGATCGGCTGCAGCAATCGAGTGCGCCCGCGCTGAACATTCACGCTCGCCAGCAGGTTCGCTTCGTTCGCGTCGAATATACCGTTGTCGTCCCAGTCGATCGAAATATCCCACGCCAGCGCGTCGCGCGTGTCTGATGCTCCATAGAGCTTGCCATCGCCGTATTTGTTGATCCTGTAGCGTCGATCGGTCATCACATGCCTCGCGCCTTCACCTGCTTGATACCATCGACGATATACGGCAACAGCACACTGCGCGTTTTCTGTTCATCCAGGATCGTCATGGGCGAGGAGATCGTCAGCGTCACATAGTATTGATCGCCGCCGCCCGCCATCGATGGCGCGCTCATCTGCACCGGCACCGATCCATTCTGCAGCGGGATGATCGCTTCCGTCCCGTGCAGCAGCTCCCAGTGTCCCGATGTCGGACCGGATGCGATACCGCCCTCCGCATATCCCGGATTTTGTCCCGCTTTGCGCAGGGCTTCTTCGCGCGATGGCGCCACATTGCCCGCTGCCACGTTCTGGATGATGTTCATCACGACATCGAAGGAATATCCTTTTTTCATCATCTCCAGAACACGCTGCATGTCTTCCAGGCGCAGCTTTCCTTCCGCCACGGCCTGCGCTACGGTGTTCATGTCGGCAGCCGCTTTGGCTGAGCCTTCATCGAACACGCCGAACATGATGCCTGCCTGTTGTGCGATTCCGAACTCAGCTTCTGTCAATCCGTCTACAGAGAGCTTCGCGATCAGTAGATCATATTGGATCTTGCCCATCGCTTCATGATGCTTGGCTGCCGCCTCTTCCATCGCCGCGGAATTTTCAGCCAACGCCGCATCATATTCTTTGATCTTTTCCGAGCCTTCCCACCAGCCAGCCGAGAGCGCTGCCGCGCGCTCCTGCTCGATCTGGACGCGTTCCTGTGCCAGCTGCGCAGCGGTCTGCTGATAGCTTTGTTCGGCGCTGGCAACGTTCGTGATCAGGCTCAGCAGCTCAGTGTTCGCCTTCGATTGCGCTTTCAACGCTTCGGCATATTCTTCAGCGCTCTGAGCTGCAGCATCAGTGGACTCTGCACTGTTGTCCAGCGCGTTGGCTTTCAGCCATTCCTGCTCAGCCTGCGCCTTGGCTTGCTCCCACGCGGCACGCTGAGCGTCTGTATAACGCCCAGCCTGGTTGGTGTTGAAGTTATATCCATTCGCCTGGTAGAAGATCGCCTGTGCGTTCTTCTGTATCTCTACCGTGCTGCCATCCAGGATGCCAAGCGCTGCTTTTCCCAGAGACATCATGAAACCATCCCAGGCGTCAGTTGCGTTATCGACCTGGATCTCCCACATGCGGGTCTGGATCATGGATTTCTCGGTCAGCACCAGGCTCTCGTCTACAGCGTCTGAAGCATCCCTGATCGACTGCCCGCCCTGCTTCATCACTGGCACGAACGAGATCCACTGTTTTCCAAAGCGCTCCTGCATGAACGAAGCCTGCTCGCCGGCATCAGTAAGTGTCAGATATTCATCTGACATCCTGGCAACGCCTTCGATTGTGTAATCGTAGGTCTTGCCATTCTTTGCCACCACCGTCTGAAGCTGCTCAAAAGTGACTTTCTGATCATCCAGGATCTGGATCAGCTTCGAAGAATCTTCTGCTGTCGCTCCCGTTGCATCCTGTATCTTGCGCACTTTATCTGCATAATTGACCAGTGCTCCCACGGTCGCGTCGAAACCCTTTTTAATAGCAAAGCCAGCCGCAACAAGAGTCCCTGCGATCGCGGCAGTATCCAGCATAGCAGTTTTGACCGAAGTCAGCGACTTAACGGTCTCTTTATCTGCATTACCTTGTTTTGCAAGCCTGATAAGAATGTCGAGAATGCTCTTTGCCATTAGGTCAGATACTTTCTATAGTTCGGATGCTGCGCCCGGATCTGCGCCAGGCGCTTGTTGAACGCCTGGTAATTTTCTCGCATGGAGGGCAGCTTCGACAATCCTTTGAACACATCGATCCATTCTTCGTCGAGCTGGTCCACATCCCAGGGCGTGATGATCGCGCCGCCGCATTGCAGGTTGATCAGTTTTGCCAGCTCGACCGCCTTGATCTTGTCGTGCGCCGTGGTCCCTTTTTGCGCTGCATAATCCAGCGCATCATTCAAACTTTTTTTTTGCGCTGCACGTGCTCGTTACGCTCCGCCCAGGAGCGTGCGATACACCAGCTTAGGAACGCCGGGTCCTGCGCTTCCAACTGCTGCAGCTCGTCCACGGTCCAGTGTGTTTCTTCAGGTCCCTGGCTCCACATCTCCGCGTACCACTGCAAAAGTTTCACATCGAGGGAATCCGCTTTGCGGTCACGCTTCTTGTTCAGCACCGCTTTCAGTTGGTCGAAGATCTTCATGACACCTTCAGATGGTTGGTCTTCGCTCGATGCTGAGCCTGTCAATGTCTTCTGCGCTTCTGCCAGCGATTGCTCCTGTACAGATGTCACCAGGTCGTCGTACTCCTGCAGTTTTTCCTTGGGCATGTTCACCCATACGTGCAGGACCTTTCCCTGCAGCTCAGGCGCATACTCGCCCAATTGCACTGACAAGATAACTTTCGGGATATTGATCTTCATGACCTTTGCTCTCTAATACGCGTTGCTGTTCGTCACCACCGCCACCTGCAGGAGCTTCGCACCGGTCGCATCGTAGAAACCGCGCAGCGTTGCTGTGTGCAGGTTATCTGTGCGGTCTTCACCGCCCAGCGGGCTGACAGACTCCCATGTTCCGCCGACATCGATCGAGAGACTGTGAGGTGTTCCGGACCCGATCGTCGCGCCTGCAATCTTCAAACGCACCACCTGCAGCGCCTGCGATTGCTGTGCATCGAAGATGCTGTCTGCATCGCTGTTACCTTCCAGGGTGAAGTTGGCAGTCACCATGATCAGACCTTCGCCGTGTGTGTTGAAATACTTGTTCCCGGATCCGCTGAATTTCGGATGTACACCGGTCAGGATTTCAACATCGAAGCCGCGCAGGATATTGGTCTTCTCGGTTCCACCGACACCGCTCCAGGCTGTGTCCAGGTAGAAGCGCGAGAGCTTGGCATTGATCGGCTCAGCGGTCGGAAGCGACAACGCACCTGTAAACGTGGTCGGCGTCAATTGGCGACCGAAGAAATCCGCCTCCACATTAACCGGGCTGGCATCCATGCCCTGCGAAACCTGTCCGCTGATGCGGATGCGCTCGAACATCGCGTACTCGCTCTCGAACGCCTGCACATCGTCACCCAGCTCGATGGTCAATGAATCAGGGTTGTTCGCAGCAGTCAAACTCGGGGTGAATGTCCACAGATAATCACCCTGCGATGGCGTCACCTCACTGGCAGTAACGCCGCCTTTCAAACCGCAACCGAAGAGCGCCGGAAGCTGCTGGAAATATCCATGCTCCGTGCTCAGCGTGTTGTTGTACAGGTACTGATGCACCACGGCACGCACAGCATCGGCGCGAATGCCAACGTCCTCGCTTGGATACACCGGCTGACGGTCGCTATTGACCGCAGGTACTTTGCCCAGCAGGATCTTGGTGGCAGCGACAGCCGTGCCACGTGTAGACTCCTTGCCGTATTGCACTTTTGAGAAAAAGCGATTGCCCATTTAGATCTCCTCGTCAACAACATAATTGCCATTTGCAATGGCTTCCTGCAACAAGGCAGAGACTCCCAGGGCTTCCGCTTCCGCTTCCGTGATCACGTGCGGTAAGCCTGGCACTCCCATGCCATCATCAACATATGTGTATGTCATAGCATCTCCTATGCACTCGGGCTGAATTGCCCTTCGAGTCGTTCTTTCACCTGCCAATTGACAACAAAGCCCCAATGCCAGGCTTCCTCGCCAAATTGCAGCGGGAGTGGTCCATCGATGGCATCTTCACGGTCTGCCAGCAGGAACAGCTCCACCTTGTTATTGAGCTTCATGTGAGTAGTGACAGCCTGCAAGATCTTTCCATACCAGGGCATCAGGGATGGCAGACGTCCCTTATCGATATCTGGCGCCACATGCAGCTCTGTGCTTCCAGTCCAATAACCGATCAACGGTCCGCCGGTGGAATATTCAAACCGTACAGTTTCAGGCATGGTCAGCGCTACCGGTGATGTTCCTAATTCGCTTGCGTTAATCGCTAATGGAAACTCTGCTTTCTCGATCAACCTGTAGGAGCGCACCGTGCCGAACCGGCTGTCGCTGATCTCGAATACTTTTGCGACTTCATCGATCCATGTTTCAATCATTTAAACCTTGCCTATTAATCCAGCGCCAGGTCTTTTACAACGCCTTCGTTTGCCTTTGCCAAGTCCGCAAGAATCGAAGGCTGCATCGACTTATAGCCAGCTTCCATAAAACCGCGTTTTGATAATCCAGGATGTTTTTCCATGGTGACCCAGCGGTCCCCGATCTTCACCGGCGCTCCAGCAATATGAACTCGGTTAGGATCGCTGAAAAACTTACTAAAAATAGATTGCCGTTTCTTGGACCGCGTAGATGCGCCTTTATTCAAGGCGTGCGGACGGGCGCCATGTTCAATGACATTGGGATACCACGGGTCTTTTCGGTCATACCATCCGACTTGTCCCGTTAAATAGATCCCTTTACCTGTCACTCTTGATCCAAATGTTCGTTGTGCGCGACCGCTCAAAACAGGGATCGTTGGTTTGATCCGTGCTTCCAACAGCTTCACATCGCGCTTCAGCACCGGCACGAAATGTTTTTCCAATATTTCCGGATACACCTTCAGCAGCTCGATCTGTCGGTCCAATTCCGGCGCTGTCATATCGACTCTGATCATCGCGCCCTCGGGATGTGGTAATTCTTCTTCACGATCTCGATGTCGTAGCGTGGAAAGATGTCGTTATAGAAGACCACACCGGTGTCTGCTTTGCCTGTGCGTCCCTGGTATCCGCTCAGCGCTTTATTCACGCTCAGCATTGCGATCTCACGCGTCAGCATCATCACATCATCGGGCACGTAGTAACGCGAGATCGCCGTGTTCAATGCATGCGTCGCAGCGTCCGTTCCATTCACGCCGCGTTCCACAGTCACCGTGCGATACACATCCACAGCTGCATCATCGGCATGCAGCACACGTCCTGTCCCGTTCCATCCACGGGCTACAGAGCATTGATGACTCTGCTTATCTTTGATCTTCATCTGCTCGAACCCGACACGGATCGTCTCGCCGATGTTCACCAGCGATCCATCATCGACCGTCACGATCTCATCGTTCACACTGATGGCGCCATTGAGCGCAGTGACTCCCGTCGTGGGAGCTTCCCAACCGGTGACAGCTTCCTGTTCGTTCTCGATCAAAAGCACCATGCCAGGCGATACCTTGCCACCATCAGAGACCTTCAGCGTGGTCTGGGAAGAGCTTTGCTGTGTATCGTCTTTTACCGTCGCGCCGATCGCAGCGCTGCGCTCATATTTTCCCCAGCGACCTTCGACCTCAACGCCGTTCTGCTCCGTGCTCCAGTTCTTCACCAGCGTTGAATTAACGTTCGATTCGATCTTGCCAAATGGACCATTTGCCCAATAGCCTTGATCGGGTTTGAGCAAATAGTCATTCGTCGAAAGTGTCACGCCATCATTCAAGATCTCGGTGACAGCCAGTAACGTGGGCAGGATGAGCAGCTTGTCAGATCCGTTTCCGCTGAAGTATCTGGTCATTGTCACAGGGATAAAACGACCGATATTCTTTTGGATCCAGTCGCTGGCATCCCTGATCGCCTGGAACATGCGCGCTTCATCCACGCCAGGCGCCTGCTTGTCGGCGACCAGGTCATTGACCGTACAAAAGTATTGAGCGAATTTCATGCGCGCCTCGATCGCTGGGGAAATGAATTACTTTCCAGATTTCTTCTCGACAGGCTTGGTCTCGTCGACCACTTCAGCCTTTTCGATGCTCACCAGATACTTTGCATCGGCGAGCGGGATATCCTTCGGGGCTTCGAACAACTGCCCTTCACCGGCGTGCTCACGGTTGACGATGCAGGCACGCGTGATGCGGATCTTGATGCTTTTTGGTTCTTGAGCCATGGTTGTATTCTCCTCGTTATGAGTGGGCTGGCTCTTCACCAGCCCACTTGAATTAGTAGTCGACAGCACGATCAGGATCAGGCTGTCAATGCATCGAGCATCACAGCAAACGACTCGGCATGCCGCACGGCAATGTCAGTATCCTGGAACGCCACAACGCGCATTCCACCCGATGTACCCAGGGCATACGGATCGAGCAGGATATCGAGACCGCTCCAGAAACCGATCAACACTTCTGCCCAGTTTCCGAAGAAGATCGCCGAACACACGCTGCTGGACGTACCCTTGGTCAACGTGCTTGACACCTGGGTGGTCACATGGGCAGGATACCCATTGAGTGGCTGCTCACGGTTCTCGCCCCAAACGAAGCGATCGCCATATGTGGCAGTGAACAAGGTGTTTTTGAGTTTGTAGCGCACCTTGGGGTTGGTGATGTAAGCCAGCGCGCCGACGTCGGCGTTATCGATGGCAACTTCGCGCTCGAGCGCTGTGATGTGCGTCCAGGTCGGGGCAAGACCGTTCGTTCCACCGGCGACAGATCCAACACCGCTGGTGGCAGCGATACCGGTCGGACCGTTGCTGGCACCATGCAGACCAGCTGCATCGATGGCGCGTGCCAAAATGGCAGCCAGATCTGCGCGCACAAAGTTCTCAACGCTCTCGCTTGCCTGGTTCATCAACTTGCGCGTGTACTCCGTCCAGCCTGCAACGGATTTCGGCTGCATGAGCACCTGCCCAATAGCCTGCTGACTTTCGGTTGGCGCATTGCCTTCCGTCACCCAGTAGGCAGTCCCGGCAGATGTCTGCTTGGGGAATGCCACATCACCGACGAGTCCATCGATGGTGGTGGCACCAGCGGTCTGCAGGATGATGCGGCTGCGCAGCATCTCGATCATGCTCATCTGTTGGGTGGCTTTGAAATAACCACCAGCGGTCGTTGTGCCGACATCGAGATCGCGTTTTTCACGCGTCACGTCTTCAGGCACCAGGGCGCCCTGTGGGACCTTTCCAGTGCGCTTGGCAACAGCATCACTGACCTCTGCTTCGAAGGGCGCTGCATCACGCCAGTTCTTGCCATTGGTCATCTGTGCGCGCAGGATATTCATGATCGAATACTTGCGCAGCTCCTTCTGACTCATACCAATGGTCGCGCCTTGCTGCTCCATCTGGGTCATTGGCTTATTGCGCAGGTTCTCGAGTCCATTCACGCGGCTGAGCACCTCGTCCAGGTCGTTGATCTCTTTGACCTTTGTATCGTAGGCAGCGCGAGTCTCGGTATTGCCGAGATCGTTCAACATGCCTTCGCATTCAGCGACCAGCGCATTGCGCTTATCGAGCATTTCACGGACATTAACTTTGGGAGCCATTTTCAAATTCCTTTCGTTCAAAATATTTGATCTTCAACAGGTCCAGTCGGCGGCGTTCGAGCTCGACCTGCTCCTGCAGATCTGCCTGCGTCTCCCCTGACTCTGGCTCCTGCCGCAAGTCAGGTACTGGTCCCTGGAATTCACTGGCTTTCGAGCGCGCATTAGCGCTCGCTTCCGGATAGGCACCGAACGTACACGGGCCCACGTCGTAGAGCTGATCAACCTCCTTGATGATCCGCAGAGGCAGCTCATTGTCATTCGCGCTGCGGATCCATTCCTCCGCGCGCACGGTAAAGGCAAAGGATGCCTGGCTGACGTCGCCGCGCTTCACCTTTTGATACACATTCATCGCCTCGGTGTCATCGGGGTTGATATCGATCACATAGCGCAGTGCTGTTTTTGTCTCTTCCAGGAAGAGCGTCTCTGCAGTGGTCCTGCCCAGCACTTCGTTCCAATCGTGGTTATAGGCGCCGATCACATCGGGTTTCTCAGAAAGCACCCGCGTGAATGCGCCTGGCGCGATCATTTCACGAAACCATGGACCGATCACGGTTTCCTGGTTGAAGACAGCCGCATCGCCTTCGATGGTCGGGTTCTGCGCGTCACCGGCGGCGCGCTGTGTAACAGTTAAAAATCGGCGTTCAATTTTCTCGTCCATGGGTTTCTCCTGTTAGCTCTTCTACGATCCAATCGGCATCGTATGTATTTACTGGCTGATCGATCTGAAGTTTTCGTTTGGCGCAATAGCTTTTGATAAACGCATCCATGCGTTCGAAGGTGATGAATTTTCCGCGTTCGAAGGGCGTGAGCACCAGCTGCATGAATTCCTGGTAGCGCACATCATAGAATTCGTTGCACCAGGCTTGCAGCTCTTCTGCCTGGTCCTTGTAGCGCTTCCGCGCATCGCTTAACTCGTTCGCTTCACGTTTCAAAAGGCGCTCTGCAGCGTCTAAAAACAGCGGTCTAAACATCGGACTTCGCGACTCTAGATGATCATCAAACTCTTCACTTCGCGCCGGCGTAGGTGAATTCTTAGGCTCGTTATTGTTCTGAATGGGCATGCCATCCTTGCCTAAAACAGCCATATTCATTGGCACCAAGCGTGTATCGCCCATTGCCCCGATCGTATTCATGTTCTCTTTGCGCAAAACATCGTTGATCGTAAAGATGCCGGTCCCCAGTCCGGAGACATACGATGTGAAGCGCGTTGAAATATCGCCGCGCTCGATCGCATCCACCAGGAATTCGGAGTAATAACCAGACTTGCGCTCGCGATCCAGGAACAAGCTGCGCTTGATCTGCTGTTCGAAATTCACCAGCCACGGGCGCAGGTGATAGATCAGGAACTCGAGAGACTGTTGCTCGATGTTGGTAAAGGTCGCATTGGTCAGCTCGAAGAGCAGATGAGGCGGAATGCCGAACATGCGCGCGATCTCGATCACCTGGAACTTGCGCGTGTCCAGGAACTGGCTGTCCTGTGGGTTGAAACCGATCTTCTCGATGCTCATGCCCTCTTCCAGGATCGCCGCGCGATGCGCCTGGTTGAGACCCATGTGCGATTGCTCCCACGATTCGGTGACACGCTCATACACATCATCTTCAAGCGTGCCCGGATGCTTCAACACCACGCCAGGCTCTGCCCCATTTCCGAAATAAGCGCTGCCGTATTCTTCTGTTGCGCGTGAGAGCGCCACCGCATTGCGGTGCATCGAGAGCACAGAGAGTCCCCAGAGTCCTTCTTTGGTTAGACCGCGCCAATGCCATACCTGCTCCGGGCGCAGCACGCGTTTTTCGCTGTTGAAGCGTTCTGGCAGTGTCACGATGTAGCGCAGCTCATAATTGACGTTGCGCACAAGCTCCACACGGTCCACACGCAACGGCCACAATGACTCGATCTTTCCGGAAGAGTCGAAAACGATCTCTGCCAGCCCGTTCCCACGCCCAAAAACATGCGATGCCATCAATGAGATCAGGTCAAAGCTGGTCATCTCATCATTGGGCTGGTCATGCAGTAGGAAATAGACCGGATGTTTTGTGGCACGTTGGCGTTCATCCCCGTTTTTCTGATACGTGATCAACGGCAAAGAAGCCACCATGAACGACAAAAATCGTATCGCCTGGAACACAGTGGTCACATTTAGGGCGTTTTCAGGCGTGATCGTCAGACCTGTGGGCGTCGGACCCATTCCAGTGCTGCGCCACATGTCTTCAGGGATAACCGTGATCTTCCGTTGTTCGAACAGCATAGATTAGCTTCCTTTTTCGCGCTTCACATCACTGCGATCGCGCTCTGCAGCGTTCCGGAAGGCAGTAACGAGCAGGATCGATCCCGCGGCGATCAATCCCCACGCAAAACCGCACAGAAGGGCAATTCCCGTGGTGAAAGAGAAAAAACCAACTAAAAAAATGACTTCCGTGGGTCCAAGAACGATATTTTTCATGCATAACTTCCGAATATCTCGATCAATGGACCGCTCATGGCACAGATCCGCTCCGGATGCGGGCACTTCTCAAGCGCCGGTCTCCAGCCTTTGAAGTGCATTTCAAGCGGATAATCGAGCACTGGATGGTAAAAATCGGGGCGTGGATGACAATATTTCACTTCTCCCTGGTAGCAATCCATGCCACACAGGATCACTGGATCGCATCCCATATAACAAGCCAGCCAGGTGGCTAAGGTCGATGTAAAACCACCGTCCCAGTATCCTGAGCCGCTCAGATCTACGTCTGAAAATGGCGTGATAGATACTTTCGTGCCTGTGAATTGATCAACTGCCTGTGCCAATTCGGGCACGATCTGCGCGTTGGGGATATCCATGAACACCAGGATCTCAGGCGAGCAGAAATGCAGCGCGTGATCGTTGACACTGATCAACAGCGTGCCTTCTGGCAGGCGTTTGAGATCTTCAGGCAGCGACGGACCGCCGCCTAAAACGGCAGCCGGTCGTCCGGGGAATTGATCGTGAAGGGTTTGAACGGCGATCATTGCTGGTTTCTGATCCTCCGCGTGCGGTCGCGAATGTATTCCCGCAAAAATGGTCCAATAGGCTCACGCGCTGATAAAGTGACGGTCAATTCCGCGCTGCCTGCCATCGATGCAGCCAGGATGAACTCGTTCACCAGTTCCGCGCTCAGCGCAGACTCTCCACTCAGTGTGGACTGTAGATCAAAGATCGAGTGATCCAGGATCGATGCGGTCAGCGTGCTCGTTCCAGATAGCGCAGAAGCTATGTCGAACGTGCTCTTTCCGACGGCCGTCAACTGACTGGTTCCTGTCAGAGTCGATGCAGGCGTGAACGTGTTCTTTCCGACTGCGGTCAGGGCGCTTGATCCGGCGAGAGTGGTAGATCCTGCGAATGTATTTTTTCCAACGCCGGTCAGAGTGCTTGTGCCTGCCAGTGTGGAGACCAGGTTATATGTGTTCGTGCCGCTGGTGGTGATATCGGCGGTCAGTGCGCTTGTTCCGGCCAGTGTGGAAACAGGCGTGAAGGTATTTTTTCCGGAAGCGGTTAGAGTGCTTGATCCATCGACTGCAGCCGAGATCGCGAATGTATTTTTTCCAACGCTGGTGAGTGCGCTCGTGCCGTCCAGGGCAGATGCAGGCGTGAAAGTGTTCTTTCCGACTACGGTCAATGCGCTGGTTCCAGCTAATGTGGACGCAGGTGTAAATGTGTTCTTCCCTGCGACCGTGAGTGCGCTTGTACCTGCCAAAGTCGCAGAGATCGCGAATGTATTTTTCCCAACGCTGGTGAGTGTGCTCGTGCCATCCAGGGCAGAGGCAGGCGTGAAAGTATTGATTCCTGCGGCTGTCAGACTGCTGGTCCCATCCAACGCTGCCACCAGTGCATACGTGTTGGTCGTCGCCACGTCGACATACACAGGCGTGACCGTATTGGTCCAGAGCACCGGCGGATCATTTTCATCGCTCAGCGTTCCACCCTCTGTCAGGTTGTATCCATTGCCGCTGTAGTCTCGGGCACGTTCGCCTGATCCTGCAAAACTGGGAACGCTGCGATTGAGGCTGGTCGTATGCTGCGCCAGTGTGAACCACATCTCCCCTTCCAACTGTGCCTGGGTCAATTCAGTGGACCAGACTCTCAGACCTGCCATGCGACCGTTCCACCATTCGGCGGTGAAAACACTATCGCCAAAACAGATCAGGGTGGGAGTCCAGGTCCCCACCGTTCCGCTCATGGATACCTTTGTCAGTGCCGTGGCAGTGGTCAGATCTGCATAATAAAAATTGGCAGCGCCCGCAGAGCTTACGGTGATCGCCATGAAATACCAGCGACCCACTGTGATGGATAACATGCTGGCTGTTTTGGTGAAGGCTCCACCGGCGTACACATAGCCGTCCAACGTGGTGCCATTGGTGCCAGTTTCGACAAAGATCGCATCATCAACACTGGCGCTTAAGTTGATCGGGCAGGTGTAATCATTCCGATCTGTCACCATGTAAAACAAGCCACACAGCGTGGTACTGCGCGGCGAAGCTGGCAGATTGGTGGATGCGGAGAGCTTGTCTCCGCTGGCATCAAGACGCGAAGACATTACTCATCCAATAGAACATGCGACCAATAACTTTTTTGAGCCAGCGTCCACGACGTGGTCTCGAATCGGATCAACAAGAACAATAACTGCCCGGCTGTGGGAGCTGTCGCGGCATCCAGCGTGATCTTGGTTTCCAGGATGTCGAAATCGTTTCCAGCGGCCCATGTGACCGTGGTGGTTCCCTCTGCAGACAGGGAAACTGTATCGAAGTTCGTTCCTACAGCTCCCGCTGCCCAGGATGGATTGACCTTTGCCACACCGGTAGTGGCATTTGCAACGGAATACAATGCCAGCTTCAGCGTGGCGGTCGGCGCTGTTTGGATCTTCCAAACGCTCAGCACATCCACATTGGCGCCCAACGATGCCGCAATGCCCCACTGCGGCATGAAACGACGCGCATTCGTTCCGCCTACAAGCGGGGATTGAAAAGCATTTGCCGATGCAAGCCAAAACGGGAGTCCAACCTGATACGCCAACATGGGTCCTCTACGAAAGAGTTATATCCAGCGCACCGGCGCTGAAATGCACATCATCACCGGACCCGATCGCGCCGCCGCCAGTGAATGTCCCAAAATACAACAGGTTGCCGGCGGTGGATGCATCCCAGATATCCACGCTGTCCGGAGTGCCCCACGTTCCGGATGGCGTGGCAAATTGGATCGTGTTGGTGTTTTGTGTCGCGCCATTGGTGGCACTGGGAGCATCCCAGGCTGTCACCTGCACGCGCGCATAATTGTTTCCGGAGACGGATGATCCGCCCGCGGCGGCCGTTTGAGTAGTCGAGAGTCCAACATAGATGCTGGTCCCAGGAGATGTGAATGCTGTGTTGCGCAGGACGTGATCGATCCACTTCCCTGCCAGGTAATTGCTGACAGCACTGCCGAACGAAATATCCAGATCGCCCGCGGCGATACTGAAAGGCACACCGTTCTGCAGAGCCTTGGAAGTCGTCAGCGCGCCATAGAACAACAGGTTCCCGGCTCCGATGGTTGCGCTGTCGAGAATGCCAATATGCGTCACGGTCTGGTTGCTGCCTGGCGTGGCGAAGCTGATGGCGTTGGTGTTCTGTGTCGCGCGGCTTGTGCCAGGCGCATCCCAGGCAGTCACCTGCACGCGCGCGTAATTGGTGAAACTCGCTTCTGCTCCGGTTCCTGCATCGGTCGGGTCCGCTGTATAAAGCGCCACATAGACCGATGCGCCCGGAGATGTGTATGCTGTGTTGCGGAACGTATGATCGAGCAGCTTTTTTTCCAGATAATCAGATACAACAGCAGTGGTCATAATATTTCCTTTGCTTACTTCAAGAACAACGAACGCATCTCAAGCGTGAGATTTACAATGGCGATGATCAATTCGCGCATCACCGAGATCAGGATCGATTCGTTATTGACCAGTGGAATAACTTTCACATACGCGCGTACCCCCCTGACCTGTTTTACATAGTTGCCTTCGTCATCGAAGACTACACCGCCCGGTTCTGCGACTCTCCCCCATTCCACTTTTCCGGGATCCGTAGGGACAAGATTGGCATATGCAACGCCGTCGAACGAGATAATGTCGTAGGCATATCTCATTTTCCCGACAATATCAGACCGTGGACTGTTGGCTGTTGGCGTGGGGCGATCAAGAATTTTCCAACCAAGAGGCTCAACAACGATCAGGCGAAACTTTGGTTCAAGGTCGGTAGCCATTATTCGCTCCTTCGTTTCATCCGAAGCTGGTCTTTCGCTGCTTCGAGCAGGTCCTGTGTAATGTTCATGCTCTTGTAGCGTTCCTGTTCTTTCTTATCGTGCTCATCGAGCGCGTTAGAAAATGCTTTGCCGATCTCTTTCATCTGATCAGCCAGCTCCTTCCACGCATCCTGCTGTGACGATTGGATCTCCCGGAAGCTGTTCGCCCACATGTTGTTGGTTTGTCGATCCGATTCGCGCTTCTCTGTCTCGCGTTCCTTGGCAGAGTTGATGCGTAAGATCTCCATCTCTTTTTCATGGGCAAGGCGATCTTTATCCTGGGCGATGCGCTTGTCATCGGCTTTCTCCACATAACGCAGGAACACCAGGATCACGCCGAACAGGATCACTGCGAACGGGATCTGTTCCGCTACTTTGAGCAGCACACTATCACTCATCGGTCATCACCAAGTCTTTCATCCATTCACCGTACCAATAGCTTGCGACCAACAAGGCGATCCCGACGTCGCGCGCAAAGCGCCCGCTCTCGATGATCTGTTGGATCGGTCCAGATGCCGTAATAGTCGGGACCATCCAATTTCCAAGATCATCCTGGAGCTGAGCCACCAGAACAGAAATCCCCTCGCGTGAGGGCGTGGGGTGACGGATAAAAATCGTTTTAGATCGGCGTTTTTGTTCATTCACTTTGGATGGTGGAAAACAAAAGCGCCCGACGACTCACGTGAGTCGTCGGGCGCATCATCCGACAAGGTCTCCCAGCCTACGCCAGGAGTGCAATAAGTTATTTCGGCATTATACACCGAAATTTCATAGATACATTGCAAATAAGCGACAACCGCCCGGAGGCGGTTGTCTTGTTCGTGCCCGACAGCTAGGCTTGAACGTCCAATAAAGTTGGCGGCTCTGGCGTGAGGGGGGCACGCTGATCACCGCCATCGCGCATTATAGACTAATCAAGCGCGCTGTCAATAGGTCAATTTCTTGTATGGTCACCCAGCTCCCAGGAGAAACAAGACAATTTCCGCATCTTGTTTCTCGATCGTCGGCGCCAGGCATACAAGAAAAATATTCAATCTTGTATTTCTTCCGGAAGATATCATCCGACAAGATAATCACATCGTTAAATCCCCATCATCACTAAACGGTCGATCTCCTTCGATGATCGCCTTGATCGTCCCTTTCCCAAAGTCACTATACCTGCGCACTAGCAGAGTCCGCGCTTGCAGTTCCACCAGTCGTGCAGCGCTCTGGGCGTCGCATTGCGCAGGCACGTGTTTCTCCACCCAGATCATCCACGCTGGGTCCATGCTCGCCAATGCGAACAGAGCATTGCGCAGGCGTCGCGTCCAGTCGTTTCGCAGTGCGTTCTTCTGAATGTCGATCTCTTTCAGATACGTTTTTGCTCTAGCGCTGATCTTCATAACATCTCCATCTTGTCTCGCCGGCGACGGCAGATCTCAAACAAGATCACTCGCTTTCTTCGCGTTTGCCCACCACACGAAGTCCGCGCCTTTTATAAACGCTCTCGTTTGACTTGTAGAACTTCGCTCTCGCCATGGCACACACCCAGGCGATGATCAGATCGATGCGCTTCGTGCGGTCCAGTCCCCTGCCCTTATGCTCTTTCACCAGTTTCTTTTGCTCGTTACCGTTCTTCACGATGGATGCGTTGCCAAAACACCAGCGCGCCACTGGGTGAGCTTCATGGGTCAGCATGGGCAGCTCGATCTCTTTTCCATCATCGGTCACTTTGCGCTTTGTCTTCAGCAGAACCTCGGTCTGATTGATCGGGTCCGTCAGAGTCGCATACTGCTGCGGGATATCCACGCAAGTCAGTTTTTTCTTTTCAAGATGCTGCCACAACATCGTGGCAAACGATTTATCTCCATCCAGCTCGATCACGTTGTATAGCTTTCGCACTTCGTCGATGCGCTCTTCGATAGTGTCATAGTCGATCGCGTCGCCTTCCGTGGGTTGGATCCAACCGGCAGCCGCCCACTTATCGTATGGCACTTTGTCTTCCTTGATCCGCACCTGCATGTTCACTTCCGGGATCCAGCAATCCCAGATCACGCGCCAGTCGTCGAAACCTTCCTGTGGAGGAAACACCAGGCAGATCGCGCTCAGATCTGTCGTCGTCGAGAGATCCATGCCCAGGTAACAATCTTTGCCGAGCAGATCGCTGCGACTCCACTCCCCTACTGTGCTGTCGAACAGGTCCAATGGCAGCCAGGATGTGAGCTTCGTCTTCACCCACTGGCACAGATTTAACCAGCGGAACAAACGCTCATCTGCCGGGCTCTGCTTCGCTTCTTTCGCCAGGTCCCGAAGATCTTCGATCTGAAGCGTGATTCCCAGCGACGGATTCGCCCATTTCCAATTGCTTTCGTTGTAGATATCTTCACCGGTGTACGAGTAGATGATCGGATACCAGGTCTCGAGATCGTGTTCCTTATCACCTGCAGCACGCGCCTGCAAAATGCGCTCTGCTTTTTCGTGTACTTCCCATGCGATCGATACGCGGTCCGGATCATCCCCAGCTGTCGTGATCACCCACCAGATCGGCTGCCGGCGCGCCAGGCCTGCGCCCTTGATCATCACATCCCACAAATTACGATTCGGCTGCGCGTGCAGTTCATCGAAGATGCAGCACGACACATTAAGTCCATGCTTGGTGTAGGCTTCCGCGCTGATCACCTTCAACGTTGTGCCGGTCTCTTTGTTCTCGATCAGCTTTGTGCTGTCCCGGATCTTCACGCGCTTGATCAACGATTTATCCTGCTCGATCATTTCGACCAGCGGGTTATAGATCTGCGTCTCTGCCTGGTTGCGGTCCCCGGCTACACAGTAGATCTGTCCGTTGGGTTCTTCTTTGTCGAACAGATGTTTATTTCCAACACCTGCTACCAGTTGACTCTTGGCATTCTTCTTCGCCGTCTCCACATACACATAGCGATATTGCCGAACACTGCGCGCATTCATCGTGCCGTACACGTTCCAGATGATGTCACGCTGCCAGTCCATTAGCGCAAAAGGCTGACCGTGGAAATCACCGGTCAGCTTCAGCAGCTCCATGAACTTAACAGCACGCTCAGCCTTTGCCTTGTCGAACATTCTTATCCATTCAACAGTTTATCCATGTCGCTGTCAGGTTCTTCCTCGGGTTTCTCCGGAGGCGCAACACCAGCACGCGATCGTGGCGTGAGATACAGTGATTGCTCCATTGCCAGCAGCATCTTCCGCTTGCCATCGAGTCGCGCATCCATTCCCTGGAATTGTTTCAACAGAGCATTCGCCTGGTCCAATGCAGTCAGATAATCCTTCAGGTTGTCGATCTTTGGCTTCAGTTTTTTCAGGGTAGCGTTATGCTTCTTCCACAGCGAAGCAATTTCCTTGCGAACATCCTGAAGCTGCAGCAGTTCGCCTTCCGCCAAACAATACTTAATCAACAAGTTCTCGTCGAAGGCTGTGATGATCTCGCCTGTAGTCTCTGCATACAACGAGATCGTTCGCTTCCACACGGTCCGCGCATGAGGATGACCATCGAGCGCGCCAGGAGGCTGAAGGGTGAGTTTTGTCACCGGCTTCAAAGCATTCTCAGCAGACTCTCGCGCCTGTTTATCTTTTTTCGAGTCGTGCCGTTTATTGAGAGATGAATCCTTACGTGCTGGCATAGTTTTTTTGCGTTAGGAATTTTCTACATTGGGGAAAATTTTTCTTCCGAGGCATAGGCGACGGTCTATACGCTAGAGTCTCAGGGATTTAATCCCCCCTCCCCCGTCGCGGAGAGATTCGATTAACAGTTGCGGTCTTGCGTGAGTGATGACCATGTATCAACGGTTGATGGTTCGAGTGGCGCCAGAAGAGCGGATCCTTGGGACCATACACAACAATGATGTGATCGATGTCTCCGTTCTTGATTGTGCATGCTTGACCACATCCACACGCACAGACACGAGGCACACTGAAGTATTGCTCTCGATACTTCTGCCACTTGTATCCATAGCCACGCTGGGCAGCTGTAGGGCGGACCTGCCCACGGCGTGGACGTTCGAGTGCTGGCTGCACAGCACACTCTGGGCAGCCAGCACCTGCGCTGATCAATACCCATGGATGACTACGGCATGGGCGTTGTGGTTTATTCGGCACGGTCTACGCTACTGACTGTTGACCAGGTCAGATTGACACCAGGGAAGCTGAAGCGCTTGATGCCCAGTGTCTTGCTGTAGAACAGATGCGCGCTCTTGGTACTGAACAACTGAGCCACCCAGGTGACGATCAATACAACAGCCTTGGCAAGCTCGAGCAGTTGCGCATCCCACGAAACGACGTCGGTGTTCGGCAGGACTTTCAGCAGCACAGCCAGCCCGATCATGCTGACCAGGTTCAATGCAGCTGACCATTGTCCTGATTGCTCAGGCTTTACCACACCGACCTGCTTCAACAGATCGACGATCAAGCCAATGACGAACGGCAGCCCGATCAACACGCCGAACATCTTATAGGCCTGCTCCAACGGCAGACCTAGCAGTGCAGCGACACTGACGATCACAGCCGCAAGCAGCACAGGTAAGCCAATGGCTTTGAGAAGTTCTTCAAGTTCCTGATTCATCGCTACTCCTTTGATTGAATCAAATGCGCCCGAGACTCAATAGAGTCACCGGGCGCATCATTCCGATTGGTGTCCCATCTACACGGGACTGCAAGAGATATTCAACTTGGAAAAGTATACCGCTATTCTGGAGCGTATTTCTTAATCACGTGATTCACTGCGGCTTTACCGATCAGCCAACGAGCACGCCGCTTGCAGCATGTGCAGGTGATGTTCATCGCATCGCCGACGATCTCCATGCGGACCGGTGGCATCTTTTCTGGTGGACTGATCACCGGCAGTGACACATTGTAGTACGCCAGTGCAGTGACTATGGTCTCATCAAACATCACACGCACCAACTCTCCAATGATATGACTGTCAGGATGCTTCAGTAACCAATCGACCCCTACGGCTTGCCCCGTGCATAGAAAGAAAAGGCGATTATTTTTCGGCATATTGATCTTGATGTTTTTTAATGTTAAAGGTTCGGTGAACAAGTTTGAACTCCATTGCATGACGGCACTACACGCGCGAAAGGTTACACAGGAATTTGATCTGTCCGTCTAACGG